GGAAAAATGGAAGTTTGGAAGTTGATCCAGCTAAAATTCCAGCTGATTATTCACATTGGGAATTTACTGAACGACATAATTTTGATCAAGGATGGAGAGGTGATACTTTAAATTATCAACAATTTATTTCTGAGGTTAAGAAAAAATATGTTTCTCATATAAACCAGCAATATCAAGCAGGTTTGAATTATGAAGCGATGATAGAGGCAGCAAATATGCAACCAGCTAAAGCAGAGGGTTTGGCAGATGAATTTTCTCAATTTATGAATTTAAATAACACCTTTGCAGAGGGTGATAGACGAAAATTATTTACACAAGTTGAGGGTGCTAGATTTTATGAAGCCTTGAAAAAGATTGATGAAGAGATGGAGAAGCCTTTATGGTATAAAGCATTGTGTGCCATACTACCGTTGGCTGGAATTGTTGCTGGTACAATTGGAATGATTTATGGAATTAAGCGGTACGTTAGTAATAATAAAATTGATAAAGTTTCAAAAATTAGTAAAGTTGAAAATAAACAAACGATGAAGGATTTGGGAAATATGTTTAATCATCCACGTATTCAAAAATTGGTTGCAGAGGGACGTTGGGATGGATTGTATTCGCGCCTTAAAAATTCTACTCCAGAAATGGTGGAAATTTTTTCCAATGCTATGGATCATTGTGAAGATTTTGCCAATTTAACTGATGAAGAGGTTGAAGCTATTGTTGATAGTACTTTACGTGATCCAAGAGTTAAGAAATTTTTAGCAGCGGAAGGTGTTTATTCAGGACATCATTTGAAGACTCAACAACGTATGAATCAATTAAAGCCAATAGTTCGTCCTCCTCAACCTATAAAAGCAGAAGGTTGTATTGATCAAAATGCTATGGAAGTTACTAATAATAAATTGGTTCCACATTTGGGTAGAATTAATATTGAGGATTATGAAATGGTTTGTATCATGATTGGTGGACGTGTTGTTTTGTCCGTTTACCATATCTTTTGTGATCGAAATGGAGATAAACATAAAGATGGCACAGTTATTACAATAAAGATAGGAACATCTATTTTTAGGAATGCATATAATTCTAAGAAATTAGTGCGGATTGGAAAGGATGTTGTCTTATATGAAATGGATGCCTGTTTGCCAATCTATAAGGATATTTCTAAACATTTTATTACTAATGCTGGATTAGAGAATGCAATTGAATTTCCAGCATTGATGGCAACAGTTGACCGTTATGATTCCTATTGTTTATCGAATTGAAACTAAGGTTAAGCGTAATGATTTGGCCTTCTTTTATTCAGCTAATACTGAAAAAGAGACTAATTTTTGGAATAATCCTAATGCACGTGGTGAAATTTGTGAAAATCAAAATCAAGATTCAGATTTTGTTATCGCAGAAGCTACAGCATGGTCCTATAAAACTGATACTTTTCCAGGTATGTGTGGATCTGCAGTTGTTATGTTGGATAAATATGCAGCTCGTAAAATCGTTGGAATTCATTCTGCAGGAGGAAGTACTGGTGATGGACTAGCTCAAATTGTTACTGAAGAAATGATTAATCAGGGTTTAAGAGTTTTGGGTTTTAATTTGCAACCTGCTTACCCTAAAGTGGATATTCATAATACTGATTTAGGTTGTATTCAAGCCCAAGGAAATTTTACGAAACTTGGAACTATATTTAAACATCCACGTATTAGTGAAAAAACCAGAATTGTGCCATCTATAACTCATGGAAAGATTTATCCTTTAAGAACTTCTTCTGCTATTCTGAATTCAATGGATCCACGTGCTTTTAGGATTGGTGATACGACTCCTATTCGAAGGGTATTGAGAAATATGGAAATCCAGCACCAATAATTGATAATGAAATTTTAGATCGTGTTATTGAATGTGTTAGTGATATCATGAAACCTTTAAGAGGTGGTGTTGGATGTAGAGTTCTTAATCAATTTGAAGCTTTGAATGGAATTAAAGATGATGAATATGTTGCGAGAATGGACATGTTAACCTCTAGTGGTTATCCTTGGAATTTAATGAAAGGAGCTAAAGGAAAATACCCTTTTATTCAACGTATTCCAAATTCATTTGATTATGAAATTGTAAGTGATGAATTACAAGAAAAAGTATTGGAAAGAATGGCCTTAGCACGAAAAGGAATTAGAGTTCCAAGTTTATGGATAGATACTCAAAAAGATGAAAGACGAGATTTTATTAAAGTTTTTGAGGGAAAAACGCGAGTATTTACTATACCTCCTTTGGATTTTACAATTGTGTGTAGACAATTATTTGGAGCTTTTAATTCTGCTTTTTATAAAAATCGTCTTAGTTATTTTTCAGCTGTGGGAATTGATCCAGCTTCAATTGAATGGAGTGTTTTATTAAATAAAATGGAAACTAATTCAACAATTGGATTTGGAGGTGATTTTAGTGGTTGGGATGGTAATTTGTCACCACAATTTATGATGGGAGTTTGTGAAATTATTAATAATTGGTATGATGATGAAGAGGAAAATAAAACTGCTCGGCGAGTATTATTTGATGAAATGATTCATACTCCTCAATGTGCTGGCAATGAAGTTTATTTTACACATATTGGTAATCCTTCTGGTAATCCTCTTACAGTTATTATTAATACAATAGTTCATAAAATGGATTTTCTTTATGCTTATTTTAAAAGAGTTCCATCAGATTTAAATTCTCTTAAGAAGTTCGCAGAGAATATCGTCCTATTTATTTATGGAGATGATGGAATTTGTTCAATTAAGAAAAGTATGCTTCCTTATTTTAATCCACAAATATTATTTGAGGAAATGAAACTTTTAAATTTAGATTATACCAATTCTAAGAAGGATGGACCTGCTTGTATTGAACCAGTGCGAAATTTAACATTTCTTAAGAGAGGATTTCGAGAGGATGATTGTGGAAGGATTCATGCTATTATGGATATTCAAACAATAACAGAATTGACGAATTGGACTCGTGAATGTGCTGATTTAACAATTGAACAAGCTTCTATTGATAATTTAAATGATTCACTTTCATTTATGTACTCTTATGGTAAAGATATGTTTGAGAAACATCGTAATAAGATAAAGGAAAAATTACCATTGCAATTTCATCAAGAATTGAATGATTATGCATATTATCATAAGAATTTTCTTTCCAAATATGAAAGTGGACGTTATTTGCCAGCATTAGCTCAAGGAAGTGTTGATCCTGGGATGATTACAGATTCAAATACTCCTATCACAACCAATATTAATGAGCCTTTTAAAACAAGTGATAAT